CTACATTTATCAAGAAAGCTGAGGATATGACGTACCTGAGCCATAGAGAACTCTACTTCAACAAAGGTTTCCTTTGAGTATATTTTTAATACTCTCATTTCTGCATCACCCCCGCTAATAGTTGTTCCTTCAAATAGTCTTCAGACAATGGTTGAAGACCTCTTCCTGCCACTATTATTTCTTTTATATCGGAAGCTTCTTTAAAAAGTTTCTTCTTTTGTTTATTTTTCAATATTTTATACCTATAGTGAAGTTCAAGTAATTGGGACATTATTGTCCAGTAAATGAAAACGTACCTCAATTTCAAATTCTCAGGGTCTTTTTCATCCTGTATCCTTATTCTTATTGCTCTATTCATTGTGGTCGACCATTTCCCCCATTCAACAGAAAAACGTGAGATTCTATCCTTCCGTGCCTCAAAATAAGCTATGTCTATTATATCAAGGTATCCGATTGCTGTTTTCATTTTTACCTCCATGCCTTCCTAATACTAAGGATTGAATATCTTCCTATTCGTAACCATCTTTTTTGAGCATACTCTTCAGTTGTAGGACCAAAGATGGGTCGTGCTGGTTGTCCTCTTCTACCAAATTCCAACCACCTTCCGTAAACTGAAATCAACATAGGACGTCCTTTGTTGCCCTCAAGCCAAGAGGTGTTCCCTTTATCCGAAACTCCCGGAGTAATACCGGACATCCACGCATTCATTCTACCAAAACCCTTACCAACAGGGAACACAGTTAAATTCTTAATGAGGTGTCCAAATAATTGCCAAAAATCGGTGTGTCCTACTGTTTCTTGTTTCCATTTTTTGTATCTTTCATTATACATCCAACCACCCATATGTTTTTGTGTGTTTATATTGTAAAGAAGCAGGTTTCTAAAAGCAACGGCATTGCGGTAGGGATTATCCCTTGATTGTATAGTAACTGTTTTGCCCACTCTCTGGATAGCTCCATACAACCTCTCTAAATCAGACGCCACTAAAATAACCTTTATCTGTGCAAAACCAGCTTGTATATTCTGACTAAGACTCATTTTCTAAAACCCACCCATTTAATATTTTCTCAAATTTCCAGCCATTAAAAGCAGGAGAAAGATCATCATTCAAATAAACCTTATTCTTATAAAAACGAGGAAAAAACAAAGCCTTCTCTTTCAATAGTTTAAAAACCACTAAAAAAGAAAAATCGCCCATTGTAAAAAAAGTAGGCAGAGAAGCAGCCAATTCTTCCTCGATATATTCATTTTCATAAAAAACGCCAAACCATTCAGTTTCTTTGTCGTAACCATTAATTTCAGCCACATTATCAACGGGAACATATCTGACCTTTGTCAAAGGAACAGGCACAAATGAATTCACTAATTTTTGTACATATCCATTCTTTTTGTGTGGTAAAATAAAGATTGTCAGCATATGTGCCTCCTGTCTATTTCTTTGGGTTCTCCTTTAGGTAAAATCATTTCTGCCTTAGACTCCGAACATATTTTGGTTTTATTACATATTTCACATGATCCCAATGATCGAAAGAATGTCATAGGTAATTTATATTTTTTGGCACAATCTTCACAATAAAACATATTACCTCCTAAGGTGGCGGGGTTGTCGTTGTGGTCGTAGTTGTTGTAGTCGTGGTCGTAACAGCCAATGGTCGAGTATCATTACCCAACTCTAAGACATCGACTCCCGGATATCTTCTTTTCTTTACAGCTTCTACCCGGTAATATTCTGAGGAATCAATCCAGGCCCTGTCCAAAGCCCTGACACCCAAAGAAGAAGGCACATACATTTCTCTGTTTTGCAGTCCAAGTAAACCTAACTCTTCATCTGTATCAAGTAAATTACCAAATAAGGGGGTGGTCAAAAGGACATCAATGCTTCCTAAACTTGTCCAATCAGTATATCTTCGGAAGGTGTGTCTGTGCCAATCTCTTTCAGAGGGACGTAAAAATTCAACATTGACATTAGACTTGTACAGAACCGCAGCATAACTGATGATAGCATTTTCAAAGCTCTCGGGAGTCTTATTCATCAATAAATAACGGCTCCCCACAACATTGAATTCTAATACATCACCAGGAACAGCAACGGTGTCATAAGATAAAACTGCATCTAAAAAGAACTCTTGGATAAAAGGTTTCGTTACCTGAGCATTTAACTCATAATCTAAATGTTCCCCTGTAATGTTTCCCGCTGTTCTTATTATTGTATATGCAGTTCCTACCTCATTCAAGACCTCTTTAATATCAGGTCCGATAGTCATTTAAGCCTCTCCAAAACAAACAACTCACAGCTTAATCAACAGCTTTAGGTCCAAAAGCCACTTTTTGAGCATCCCTATAAGTGATGTCCTTACCTGTTAATCTTTGATAAGCGAACCCGGCATCGACTTTCGTACCGAATAGATGGGAGACGGAAACACCAGCGAATAGATCAGGTCTTTCCTCTATTGCTAACGTAAAGGCATTATCCATACTCTCCAACATCTTATGGTAATGGTCAAACCTGTGCTGTAAGTTTATCTGTTTATACTTAAATTTATGGGCACTCTCAGTATAAAGGTAAAAGAACAAATGACGTTTTATTCTCTGCTTGGTCCAATACTCTTTAAAATTACCGGAAACAGGATAAACCCATCCTGTTTCCCTTGAGGCATCGTCAGCGGCATTATCATAATCAGTTGGATCAGTTAAATACGAAGTCAGCCCCTTTACCTCTTCTTTTGCAAGAGCAATGAATTCTGCTTTTGTCATTTTATTTTTTCCTTTTTACTATTACCTTCCTTTTCACAAGCGTCTTCTTCTTACTCGTTTTCATAGAAGGGGCGCTTTCTTCTTTTTTGGTGTCATCCTTCATAGCCTTGGCTAAATGTGCGATATGAGCCTGTGAATCATTGATTGAGCGTGTGATAATATCGATGATCTTTTTTTCACTCAAATCATTCTCAAGCTTTTTGACTCTCGCTGAGCCTCCACAAGAGCATTGTCAGACAATGGTTGCTGTAGATTGCTTTCCTCTGCAACGGTATCCTTTGTGTAAGAAACAACCTCAACGGATCCCGTTTTTTTCAAGATTTCATCTAAGAGAATTGGGTGTAGGGGCTCTCCCGGATTCTTGGGGTAGACTTCCCCTACCTCCCAACACTCTCTTCCAGGTGACTGGATAGTCTTTAACATTTTTACTTTTTCGATAGCCATATCGATTGCCCTCCTATTAACACCCATTAAGGTGCGGTTGTGGTTGTCGTACTGGTCGAGCTGCTCGAACTTGAACTCGAACTGGTTGAACTCGTTGTCGAGCTTGTAGTGCTGGTCGTTGAAGTCGTACTCAACGTTGAACTGGTCGAACTGGTTGAACAGGTCGTACTCACTGAACTTGAAGTCGAACATGTGGTGCTTGAAGTCGAACAGGTTGAAGAACTGGTTGTGGTAACAGATGTGGTTGTGGTCGTGGTCGTCCAGCCTTCAGCGGCCGTCACATGAACGTCCATAATGTAAATGGCGTCCCTGTTATAAAGTACCGGCAGCCCTTTGTCCTGTACACGGATCCATGTTACTTCCGGATCCCAATCATCATTCTTATCTGTATAAATTCCCCAATGGCGTCCAACACCAAACGGTGCTCTGAAGAATTCACAGATCGCTCTACCGTCAACCTTCGTTGACATCATCACGAACTTATCATCCGGGATGTAGTACTTACGCATGGTGACATAATCTTCCATGGCCTTATACGGATTTGTCAATCCCTGGGTGATCTGTACTCTGGCGTTTACATAGTCAACAGAGAGGATGTTTCTATCCTCAAAGGTGCCGGCACTGTAATCATGAAATCTCAAAACCTCATTAGCAACGATGTCAGAAACATCATCCAAAGCGATCCATGTTTGAACAGCGGCGGAAACAGGAGCGGTCAACCACGCTTTTACCTCATACATTTCATCATAAACAATAAAATTGCTTATGTCCAAAAGTCCCCCGATAATTCCGGGGTTCACACCCACAATATCGTGCATCTTGCCCTTATAAAGGCCTCCGTCTCCAAAAGCGTTTTTCTGTAAAATTGCACGTATCGCAGCATCATTTGCCAGGTAAGTAAGGACCCGTGAATTACAAATGGCAAGATCGACCTTGCCTCCACAATCTTCCTTGATCAACCGTTTCCCATTTTGGATATCTTGAAGGATATTCACATTCGCCCCATTGAACCAACTTGAAGCAGCCGGCAGAGTAACATTGTGATTAGCCGGAATGCCGTAGTTCACCGTGGCTTGGTAGCCTCCCCGCATCTGGTAATTAAAAAAGCCAGTGAATAACAACTGAGCGTACATCCACTCTTTTCTGCGGTTAGACCGGTTAACCAGTGCGGAAAGCTCTTCGGCTAAACGCTTGGTCGCCGATTTGTAATCCGCATGGGTACCTTCCTTACGTAAATTGTTCAAGAACTCTTCATCAAAAGGCATCTTCTCTTTCCAGTAAGCGGCCTCCGCTCTGTGCTGGGCGACTCCGTGAGGAGCTGTCTGAGGTGCGGGTGACCCAGGCGGAACAAATGGGGTCATGCCTCTGCCTCCACGCTTACTCTCCCACATAATAGAACTTGAGGGTGAGTCTGTTTCAGGAAAAAGATTAGACAACAGAAGATCAGGGGGAGCCATAAATGTCTCCACAAACTTCTGTATAACTTCTAATCTGAGTTCAGGTATATCTGTACTTCCTCGTGGCATATTACTTCACCTCCTTTCTTAGTGAATTTTAACGAATAGCTAAATATTGTCCAAATGCAAAGCCGCTAACATCAGCGATTGCGGCGGCGTCCATATTCACAAGGACTCCTTCGTACAGGACACAATTGCCCCAAATCAATGTTGAAACAGCTCCTTTCGATTTTTCCCCGATCCCTGTGTTGACAGTCTTTTCAAGAATGCCTACACAATCAGAGTAGTTATTTTCACTGGCAAGCGTGCCGGCTTCCACAAAAACATGGGCTCTACGAGCGTTTGTAAATGCAGTGGCACCGATGGTCGTTGTAAAATGAATCGCTGCCCGATGGATATCGGTAGTGCGGTCGATGGCCGTAATAGCTCCAAGGTTTTCAGCGGCGGTAACATTATCATTGATAATAAGAT